CCTGCCGTCCACAACCATCGGGACAGTTTCGACATCAACCGCCTGACCGTTCACGTAGAACACGAACTTCAAGCTACTGGTAAAATTACCGGAAGCCACCCCGACACCATCACCGATGGGAACCTCGGCCGCACCGTCACGACTGTACTTTAACTCCCCGTCCGTTGTGGCCGTAGTGACTGCACCGACTGTCTTCATACGCCGACAGGATACCGAAGCTACACTGTAACCGCCGTTCTTGTTCTTGCTGACCATCGTGACCGAAGTGACAAGGCTATAAATTACCGCATCGGAACCGTCCGCCCCGCCACGGACACCGGTTATCTTGAAAGTCAGTTCACGGGTATAGAGCTGCCCGTTCTTCATTGCAGCCAGTGTGATGGTGACCGTATTCTGTTCCGGAACCGACTTTCCGGCAGCGACGGATATCGCCACCGCTCCGGTGGCCTTGCTTGTGCTTGCCGTGAAACCGGCAGGCGTGCTGACTGTCAAAGATTCAAGGGTGAGTTTCTCGGTACCGTACCACATGGACACATGGGTAGTCCATGACTGTGCGGAAGTAGTAACGCCGGTACTGGTAAGAGCGACGCTCACCATCTCATTGTCAAGGTCGGCCATGATATTCGACTCCCCGTCCTTACTCCAACGGTGCACAGGGGCCGGAGTGCTCCATTCACTCCATACTCCATCACGCTTCACACGTTTGCACGCCCATTCCACCTGATGGTCGGCATCCACGCCAAGAAAATCATCTGTCCAGCCTTCCGGTATATAATCATCCTGCTGTTTCGATTCCGGCTTGTCAGGGGTAAGGCCGATGATGTTGGTACGGGTGTAGATCCACTCGTAACCTTTGCCGTCCTTACCGTCAGTCCCGTCTTTGACCATGACCATCCACAAACCATTCCGGTATATGTAAGTACAATGGTCAGCCGTATTTCGGTAGCTGTTACCCTCCTTGGGATTGGATGGATGGGATGCAAATTCACCAAGGAAGGTGATGCTTTCGCCTTTCAGCTCACGCCCGTCCAGAAGCATCTCCCAGTCTTCATGCACGGTCCAGTCGGCTGACTTCCCGGCAAGGATATAACCGCCATCCTTTTTGCGACGATAACTGCCGTTCCTGAACCTTGCGATCCTGATGGGAGGATTGGATGTTTTCACCTTGGAGATAAAAACACAGCCCGCCAAAGTGACCATGGTATTGACCTCGTATGGGGTCTTAGAGGATTCCCAATGACCGCCACCTATTACAGACAGGCCCGGATCACCCTTGTCACCTTTGGCGGCTGATACAAGCCAGTCCGGATTGTTTTCGGATGGCTCGGAAATAGTGCCCTTGTCATTGACGCACAACCATGTGGAACCGTTATGGGGCACACGGGAATAATATGCGTACTTCCTGCCCGGCTCCCAGCTAGGGAAGTCGATAGGAACGCGGACTGTGCTACCGGTAATTTCATCAATTTGAAAAATCAATCCCGTCATGATGATATCCTGCAATACCGCCGAGAACCTGTCGCAGTTGATCCCGTTGATGGTCATACCCTTCTTCTTGCCGAACCAGCTCTTCATCTGTGCCGGCTCCGGGTCCCAGGTGTTGGCATTGTCAACAAGGGTGATACAGCAGTTACCGTCACGCACGTCTATGATGATATAAGTCTGACGCTCCTTGTCGGTGAAGTTCCCCGTCTGTCCGAGACGCATCTCGTTATGGGGAACGAACTCATATCCGGGACGCGGAACCATCACGAATGTCTTCTCGTCGTAATCTGCGGAAGTGATACGGTACTGTATTTTCCGGAAACCAATAAAGTCACCGGTAGTGACGCTTTTGTCATGCCAGAAGCCTAGGAGGATATCGTCCGGCTTCTGTCCCAGCGGTACACCATCCTCCAGATCAGGGGTGACAGTATAGCTGCCGTCACTATTGGCGACAAAGCTTTTTATCTTCAGCCCTCCGCCGGGACTTATAGTATTATATCCTTCAAAATAGGTCTGACGGTTGAAACGAAGTTCTGGTACACTCAGAGAGCTGCGCAGGACCAGAGCCTCCAGCTCGGCACGGGCGTCCTCACCGATGTAACCTCCAGAAACGCCGGTAACGAAATCACCGAACTTGGCGTATTTCTTGATGACGGTTCCGCCCAACAGGGATAATAGGAAACCGGTGCGTTCCTCCGTATCCTTGCGCATGAACATGATCAGCGAGCGCAATGCGGAATACACGTTATGGTCTGTCGCAGGGGTGGAGTCGTGGCTTCCGATCACATACACACCGCTGCCACCATCGCCCGTATAGGTCTGTCCCTTTAGGGTAAGGCTCTCAACCTTTTCCTCCAGCTCCCCGATACGGGAATAGGCGGCGGTTTCCCCGACAGTATAAACAGGTGAGTCAAAGGAATAGTCAAGATTGAATTCAAATCCGATAACCCTTGACTGTCTTCCGTTCTCGAAATAAGCCTTGTTGATAAGGTTGACCTTTTGACCGATGCCATAGAAATTATGAACGCCATCCTCACGGTATGCGTCATTTGACATCATCGTGCAGCCATAGGTACTCGGGTCTATCTTGGATTTGGCAGCGTACTTTTCAGTCTTTTCCTTCAACTCCTGCTCGGCGGCACCCACAAGCCCAAGTTCGGTTATTTTCGTGCTGTCCCAGCCGGAAAGCACATATTCATCTCCATCCTGGGGAAAGAGCACATCACCGGGAAGCGGTCTGCCATAGTCCTCATTCCTGACTATCTCCCAAAGCTGTGCCTCAGGGTTCCATCCGCCATCCTCCAATTTCTCCGGCTTTCCCTCAGGATTGAACTTCACGGCGAACTCCAAACCGTTGAGAAGCCCGGACGCGAAACGTATCCTCAGCTCCTGACCGGGGAGGATATATTTCTCGGAAAAGTTAACACCCGTGTCCCTAAAGCGGTAGGCATTCCATTTTTCCTCGGTGGTTGTGCCGTCCTCATTCTCCACCTTGTCCGTCACTTCGATAGTGGTGACATCCGACATGATGCCCGTTCTTCGGGGATAGACTTCATCGAAGATAACCACCTGCTCGACGGCTTCCTCGGTAGTCATATCAGGATAAGCGTCAATGTAAGGAGTGCCTTCGGGCAACATTAAGCGTTTTTGCACCACGCCGTTCACAACCACAGTCTCGTCAACCGGACGGTAGTCAGATGGGATATTCTTTGTTGAACCAAAAGCGTAGATACGGGTGGCATAAGTGGACCGGGATTCTGACTGTGACATTTCCTGCACGTTTTTCCCGATTTCGAAATCCACCGCATCGCCAGACTCACAACGTCCGAAATGGATGATGTTTTCAGTCACCCAACATTCGCAATCCCATTTCTTCGCCATCTCAAAACAAGCGTCAAGGATGTTGATGTTATCGTAACTCATCAACTGGGACTTGTTTTCGACTGTGGAATCAATGGAGAAAACAAAATCCTGTCCTTTGTATGTGTAACCAAGAGCTTTCAAATTTCTAAGGACTATACCGGCTTGTACGTCAAGCGGGGCGGTCAGGTTCCAGGACGCCTCCTGTCCGGTCGTCTCCGGGGTATATTTGAAGATTTTGTTTTTCCATTTCCAGTAGTAGGCGTCAAGTCTTAATTCGTAATCGTAGCCGGCGGTATTGGTGTTGAATGCGGGCTTCTGCAAGTCGCACACCTCGAACAATCCGAAGTTACATTCCACGTATGAGCCAAGTTTGAAATATATGGGATTCTCTAAGGAGAACTTTAACATGATGTAGTCCTCCTTCATCAGAGTGAACTTACGCTTGCAGCCTTCATTGATCAAAGTTGTAAGCTGGATAGCACCGGATATGTCTTTGATGTCGATTTGTTCCATAATTAAGTTTTGTGTGCCTTTACACAATGCTGAACAAAAGTATATATTTTATTTGAAAATCAAATAGAATATCAAGGGGAATTTCTGTTATTGGGATTAGGCTCATTCAGCTTCAGCACGAATTTTCCTATGCCTTGCATGAATTGGCTGAACTGGTTACAGGAAATATAAATAGTCCTGTAAACTATATTGGGCTGATACTTTGTCTTTATTTCAAGTATTCCTTTATCCAACTCATTACAAAAGCTGTCATACCTTGCAAAGAATGTATCTTTATCAGGGGCTGTCAGGTTTATCTGTAATGTAAGATCGCGCTCGTCCTTTTTGGGATCAGCTGTTATCACACGCTTTCCATGCTCCATTCGGCTCTTGTTCTCAATGAACTCCTTATTGGGTGCTGGGGTCATGAGGGCGGACAGTGCAGTGTCATCCATGCTTATTCCCCATGTGGTATAAGCGTCCTTTCCATTAATAAACAGTTCTTCTTGTGGCATATTTATATACTTTTTGTATTTTTCGCTATTTCGTCAAGCTTGTCTCCAAACTTATAAATTAGTTTGGTGTATTTGTTAATACTTTCAAGGTGACCGTTGGATGAAATCATCAGATTTCTTATCTCAGTCAACATTGTATTGTTGTCTTTGGCAAATGAGGATATGGCTTGTGCCACCGCCAGCGTATTCAGCATGGCATTTTTTATTTCTTCTCCTGCAATCTGCAATGCTGTAAACCTACCGCTTAGTTCTCCTGCATCTTCATGTGTCATTTCAGTGCCGAACCCTCTTGATGAAGAAGATTGGGAATAGGACTCCTGTGAAATCTTGTCATATCCGGTTGCTGCGGCAAGCTCGTCACGGAGCTTCATGGCTTCGTCCACATAACCCATGTATTCATCCATCAGCTCCTTACGCTCATTATTGTCAAGCGTACCATCATCCTTCATGGCTTCACCGAATTTATCATACCATGTCCTCAGTTTGTCACTAAACTGTTCACCGATGGCATTTGACAGCATCGCCTGCATGAAATATTTGGATATGTCATCAGCAAAATCCTCCGCACTCTTCTCCATATCCATCAGACTGCTTATAAAACTGTCATACATGGAATCGAATGACATTCCGATCAGGCCCTCATAAAGACTGTCGGTCAGTTCTTCCAGTTTTCCTGCCTGCTCTATATAATCATCCAGCTTGTCGGTAACACGCTCACCGTAACCTCCCTTACCGGAAGATTCCATGATATCCCATAACCATACGTCCGACCGTAGAGCCTTCATCTGTTCGGGGGTCAGATTCCACAAGGAATCGGTGCCGGAGAAATCCTGCATGCCGGTAGCTTTTCTTGCGTGTTCCAGCATTTCATCCGTCCATTTCAGATAATGCTGCCAGCTGCCGTGGCTTTTATGATATCCGGCTTGCTCCTTTGCTATTTGCAGATAGTTTTTATTGACTTCCTCCTGATACTTTACAGCTTCCCTGTAAGATTCAACCGATTTCATTCCCTTGCTTGCCTTCATCTCGTCAGTCAGATCCTCGATGGCCGTTTGCAAAGTTTCATTCCTGTCCGTCAGCCTGTCTATCGTTTCCTGTACTTCCTTGGCGTTTCCACCTATTCCAAACAAGGAGTTGAAGCCTCCGAATGAGATTGCGTTCAGGATGTTTCCTATGCCGTTCCTCAAAGACTTGCCGATTGTGACAAACAAATCCCCTGACAAGACATCACCGATAATTCCACTGACAGCGTTCAGAACAGCATCAAGCAGACCACCGACAAGATCACTTAATCCGTCTTTGAGTACGTCAATGATGGACAGAATCCATCCGACAATGGGGACCTCCTTAAGAGATTCTGACGTTTTTCCTATGACATCCTTGAATCCGTTCACGGTTTTGATAATTCCGCTATATGCGTTATACAATCCACCGGATGAAATCTGCTGCAAGCCTCCCAATAAATTTTCTATGCTTGCTTTCAGTATGGTGGCAGTATCAGTCACATTACGCTGGGCCTGATTGGCGATATCAGTCTGTGTCTTCACATTGGCGGATGCAATGTCAGCATTCTGCCGTGCTGTTTCAAGAGCGTTTGCTGCGGCTTGTTTCTCACTTTCCGTTCCGCCCTTCTGCGCTTTGGTGTAATCATCCTGTGATTTCTTTAGTCTTTCCAAAGCAGCTGTTTCAATCCCTATGGCACTGATACGATTCTGTTCTGCTATTTGATAGGCTTTTACATCCTCTCCAAGTTTCTTGAAGTTGACTCCACTTGTACCACCCAAAGACTTTTCCATCTGGCTGATGGCGTCAATCAATGATTTCTGGCTTGCCTGATCGGAGTTCTTGAACTTGTCAGTCCGTACATATTTTTTCGCTTCGTCCAAGGCGGGCTTTATCATGTCGGAAAACATGGAACCAAACTCACCGAACACAGTAACCCAATCTATATTGGCTTTTATGGCTTCTGTTTCCTTGTTCTGTATGGCAACATCACGTTGTTTCTCCAGTAACTTTACTTGTGCACTATTAACACCGTTTTCTTCCTGTGCTTTCCTTATTTTTTCCGCATACTCTTGGGCGATAGCCAATTTCTGCTGCTGGAACGTGCCATATTCTTTCAAGTAGTCGTTCAAAGCCTGTTGTTCGGCTTTCAGCTGTCCTTCAGTTACATCGGAAATATCTTTATCTCTCATACTTTCGGCATTGGTATAAGCTTCTGAAATTTTCTGTGCCTGCTTGTCGGTCAGCTTACCGTTACCGGCTTTGCTCCATTCTTCCTCCTGTTTTCTTATCGCATCAATCTGTTTCTGATAATCAAGGTCAATCTGTTTCAACTTCTTTTCCGTGCCTTCTCTCATCAGGTTGATTTCATCCTGTTGGTTCTGACGGTGAAGTGAAAGAAGTTGCCCGTCCAGCTTTTCCTGATTTTCTTTTTGCTTTTTTGCTAGATTTTCCTGTCTGGTCAGTGCGCTTCCGGTTACTCCGCCCAGCTCTTTGTATGTCTTTTTGGATGCCTCCATCTTATCTTTGGCTTCTTTCACCTGTTTCGATGTAGCCGTCTGATCTTTGATTAAGGCCTCATACCCTTTTTTCGCTTTCTCCCATTCGACTTTAGCATTTGCCAAATCCTCTTGATATGTAGTTTCTTGTGTTTCCTGTCTGTTCTCAACTTCCAATTGGGTATTGATTTCTGACAAGACATCTTTTCTTGCGTTTGCCAATTCATTCTTCAGGTCTTCGATACGCTGTGCCTGAACCTTCATTTCGGAACGGTTGTTCTCTTTCCTTGCCAGATTATAAGCCCATTCTGCACTTTTTATTTGTTGTTCCAAAGATTCGACTATAGCCTGTTTTGACTGTGTTCTGGATTTTGAAACCTCTTCATTATATGCCTTCCAAAACCCAGTCAAGTCATGTATATGTGTAGATACTAATTGAAAAGTGCGCCAATATTCCAGTTGAAAATTGCGCCACCATAGGATAAGTATAATGACCTTTGTATAATCCAAATGCAAAG